CTGTTTGATTTGGAGGGTTAGGAGTTTTAATTGGAGGACCAAGTGTATAAACATCTCCGACTTTATCAGTTTGTGCGTTAGATGGAGATTGTAATGCTTTTATTCCTTCTGCTATACTTCCAGCACCAGCCACAACACGATATACAGTATTGAAATGTTGCTCAAAATGCAATACTTGTGTATTCAACCCGGTAAACCAATAATTATAAACTTTGTGTGCGCCTCTAAATCGTGCTTCTGGAAAATAATCACTTTGCATATCATTGATGGCATATGTAGTTACAAAATATTTTATATTATAAGCATAATCATTTCTTTTTGTATCTACTCTATTTCCTATTGGTGTTGCAGTAACTAAAATTTTAAACCAAGTGGTAGGACCAGTACCTTTTGTAGTAGTATTTGGTATCAACGCCGCAATTGGGTTTAATGGGTCAGGGCTGGCTAATTGTTGATCGGTAATATAAGAACTATTACGAATAGTTCTTTCAATAAATTGTATAATTTGAGTACCTTGTGACGCTGATAAATTTTTAGCTTGTGTATTAACACTATTCTTATCAGAAGAAATTGCTGCCACCGCAGTATTCTCTTGTTGCATTGGAGTTTGAGTTTTATCTGTTGGGCCTTTAGTTGTAACTTTTGCCGAAGCCAAAGAAGCTGGCGCAAATACTATATCGTAAACATTGGCAATTTCAAATTTTCCATCTTTAACATATTGTTGTTCTTGCGAATTCATTGCATCGCATAAACTATTGTAGGCAAACTTAGTAGTGCCTCCCGGAGCAGCATCAGCTTTGGGAGGAGCACTAGTAGAGGTTGCATTACCATTAGTTGCCATGTTAACTCCCTTACATTATATTATTAGAAATATCAAACGACATAGAATCTGCTTTCGTAGATTCTCCCGTTTGGCTAGTTGGAGGCGATGAAGAATTTGTATTTTCTCTGCCGCCTGATGCAGCTGAAATTAAAGAGTTAAGAGCAGATGTGACACTATTCTGACTTGCAGACAATACTTGACTTACCGTTTCTCCACTAAGTTCAAAATTAGCCGGTATACTACCAAGACTAGTTGATGCTGCTTTAGCATAATTTTTTGGCTGACCCGTCACTTCATATATGATATTTTTTCCGTCTATTTTAAATGTTACATCAATTATTGTAAATGGGTAATACCTTGTAAGAATTGCATTTGAAATACTTGGAGTTGCCCCTGGAGTACCTGTAGTTCTTGTTGGATCAGTTATTAAATTTCCATTAATATCCCAGCCATAAAATTTCACAACCATACAATAGTCAGCATTGAGAGGACTAGAGTTAAACTCCCTGCCGGCATAATTAAGATTGGGAATTAATGTTATACCGTTAGGCTCAGATACTTTAAATGATATTTTGGTAAATTGACTAGCAGATACTCCAGTTACCGAAGTTTCTATAGTCAAATCATCTAAAAAATAATCAAGAGTAAAATATTTGTTGCGGTTAGGAGTAACTATTTTGGTCAACGGCCCATTGATTGGAGTATCTTGCCCAAAATTAACACCCTGATTTGACACTCCTTGCTGCTGTTGTGCTGCACCTCCACTTTGTACTAATAAAGACCAGGAATTTACATTAATTCTTGATGTAGAAACTACTGCGCTATATTGTTCAGGAGTAAGGCCGTACCAAGCAAGATTGTAGGTATAGCTAGCAAATTGATCTAGCACGTTAGGTCGAGGCTGAATAGGTAACCCTGGCTGAGTACCTGTGTTAATTAATATCTCTTGCTGTATTGAATTTGGTGGGTTATTAGGATTATCATCTTTTGTTGTTGCTATCGAAGTTGATTCGACATTAGTAGGCGCCGTAGGAGGTGGTGAAATAATGGGAATATTAGCAGATGTAGGAGTAGTGGGTGTGGTTGGAGTGGCTGGTGTTGGTACAATAGTAGTAATTGCCGAATCTGCTGATACAGCAAGACGATTTTCATTTTGTCTTAAAGCACGAGCTGTGGCGCTGGGCACACCAAATGCTGCGCCATTTTCAACATTAGTAGTAAATCCCACTGGATGTACATAAGGCTTAGGCCCTGCTGGAGTTTGTGTAGATGTACTTTGAGTTTGTTCTGTGGTACGTTTAGGTGCAGATGTCCCTGTATCTACAGAAGATACAATTATTCTTCGAGATCTTAATCCACCATTTGTTGCTGACATTTTATAATCCTAATACTGATTGAAGAGTAGTAATTTTTGGGAGATAAATTTGTGTCCCTGATATAAAATCTAATGGAGGTTTAGACAATGTATTTGGATTACGTTGATAAAACACCCACCATAAATTGCTATTATCATATAAATCGTATGCTAATAAATCTGGACGATACTGATATGTTAAATTTATTGCAAAATATTGATCATCATTTAATTTCGGAATAGGTCTATTAATCATTACATCTAGGAAATATTGACTATATCCTGTTGCATAGTAGGGACTAGATTGATTGTATGATGATGCCATTACCAAAATCCTCCTCTGAGTAAATTGCCATTGGCAAATTGTTTAAGACTAAATTGATTACTGATTTGTTGACGAGTATTGACTGGCAATAAGGTAATAGTAATATCCATTTTAGTTGGTACATACGTAGGTGCCCCTGATGCCAACTCAGGAGTAGATGGAGCAGATCCAAAGGGAGTATTTGGTAATGCACCTTTATCTAGTCCAGCATTGCTTAATCTATCACCGGCTGCTGCATTTGATGATGTTGCTACGCTTTTTTTTACGTTATTTTGTTGAGTTAAATTAGTTCCTATTTGATTAGTAACATGAGCACGAATATAATCTACATCTTCAGGCAAGCCATATGTAAAACTACTAAGCAACACTGGATGTTTATTGAATTGATATTGCCCTAACCCTGTTAAAAATAACAATGGCGGAGGGGTACCGCGTTGTGCATCTTGCCCATAAAACATTTTGCCAGCAGAACGGAAAAAATGTATAACTGCCAACAAATAATTTGCTTCAAATGTATTCTGTGCTGTAAAATGAGCTGTAATACTAATATCACCCACTTGACTATTTTGATAATAATAACCGCGAAAATTAGAATGTGTTACATCGTAGGGTGAATAATTTGTTTTATAGGATGTGTCAATTTTTGGAGTATAAGGAAATATAACTCCGTTAGTAGCTAATAATGGTTGCAATATTCCTGGCTGAGGATCATTATAAAGGTAATTGGCATTTTGTCCTAAACTTAATCTAACTCTCCAATCACCATTACTAGCTTCATTACCTAATATTACCGTTTGTGCCGGTTGATTTTGTGCATTTTCAATGCCTGATTGAATTTCACCCGCTAAAGGACTTTCTGGTTGTACTTCTTCAAAATGTTTCTTAGCGTCTATTGTTTCTCTAGTAACTTGTTTAGGACGAATTCCAGTAGCTGCGCCGCCCTCATTATTAACAAATTCTCGATTTGATGCCGAAGCAGCTTCAGGATCTACCTTTGGGTTTACTGTAGGAGGCAATGTAGTTGCACGTGATCTAAGACCACCATTGTTTGTATTGGCATTAGTTCTAGTTGATGCTGGATCTACTGCCGGATTTACTGATGTAGGCGACGGATTGGGTTGTTGTGCCTGCCCTCCTTGTGCATAAAACTGTGCTAATACCGCAGGATTAACTGTATTGCCCATCGCTAACGCAACAGAAACTGCTGTCATTTGAATAGACGTCAACTGTGACCCGGGAGTCCACGGTTGTCCACCTATTAGTAGTATCGAGGCTGTTGCCATTGTATTTTTCCTATATTAATATTTATGTGTATATTAATGTATCCATATTATGTCAAATAGGTTGACAATTAATTGATTTCTGTTATACTAAATATTAGTTAGGAGACATAACTAGTGGCCACAAAACCCATAGTAGCACCAGTAAAAAAAGTCATTTATCTCAATAATAGAGATCTGTTAAAACAAATACATTTAAGTAAAAATACATATTGTACATATTTAGATCCAGCAAACGATCATCAATATGATATGATTTTGCCTAGTTTAAGTAAAATTAATCAACGTACAGTAGCAGAAGCCAGACGCAATCGTGCTGATCGTATTAAAAAAGAAACTAAAGTAATTGTTGACCCTAAAAAAATACCCAATACTGATGTAGTATTTCGTATAACTTCATGGGAACATATACCCATGGCACCTAAAAAAATACCCAAGAGTGCTACTAAAAAGAAGAAAATTGAAGATATATTTGATCTTGAATTAATCGACGACGATGCAATTTTAGATGCAATTTTACCCATCGAACCTGATGCTGCTGCAACCAAATATATTAGATTACCTTTTCCTCCATTTTATCATTACAGATTAGATGAAAACAAACAACCTTATTTGGTTGGCAAAAGCCACTGGAAAGGTGATTTAGAAACAGGCGAGTTTTGTAAAGATCACGGTACTATGACACATACCCTAGCAACAATGTTCATTAAGCTGTGTGATCGCTATGCTACACGTTCAAATTGGCGTGGGTATACATATAACGAAGAAATGCGCGGGTCAGCGTTAGTTCAATTGTCACAAATTGGATTAAGATTTGATGAAAGTAAATCACAAAATCCATTTGCTTATTATACAGCAGCCATTACCAATTCGTTTACACATATTCTAAACTCTGAAAAGAAAAATCAAAATATACGCGATGATTTGCTTGAACAACATGGATTAACTCCTTCTTGGTCAAGACAAAACTCAGGTAGGCGCGAAGCACATGCTCACGGCCCGGTAATTAGTATTCCGGTTGACGAATACAACCAGGATTAGCCGTTTTAGTTGTATTGTATTAAGCAATAGTTTATACTGGACTTATGACTAACTTATTCAAGAAGGCAGCGGTATGTACTGACATACATTGGGGATTAAAATCCAATAGTTTAGTACATAATCGTGATTGTGAAGCATTTATTGATTGGTTTATTGCCAAAGCTAAAGAAGAAGGTTGCGAAACCGGTCTTTTTCTTGGCGATTGGCATAATCATCGTGCTTCAATCAACTTACAAACACTACAATTTAGTGTACGAGCATTGGAAAAATTATCAAAAGCATTTGATAAGTTTTATTTCATTCCCGGCAACCATGATTTATATTATCGTGATAAACGTGATATTCACGGAGCCGAATGGGCTAAACACATTCCTAATATTATTATCGTAAACGATTGGTTTACTGAAGGCAATGTTACTATTGCCCCTTGGCTAGTAGGCGATGATCATAAAAAAATTCATAAACTAAGTGGACAATATATGTTTGGTCACTTTGAACTACCACATTTTAAAATGAATGCTATGGTAGAAATGCCTGATCATGGCGAAATCAAAGTAGATCATTTTAACGGCTTCGAAAGCGTGTACAGTGGTCACTTTCACTTGAGACAAAAGAAAGAAAATGTTACTTACATAGGTAACTGTTTTCCGCATAACTTTGCTGATGCTGGAGATAGTGCTCGTGGCATGATGGTTAAAGAATGGGGAATGGAAGACAAGTATTTTTCTTGGCCAGGACAACCATTATATCGTGTACTAAAACTAAGTGAAGCAATTGATAATGGCGCAAACATCTTCCAACCTAACATGCTTGTGCGTGTTGAGCTAGACATTGGCATTAGTTATGAAGAAGCTACATTTATTAAAGAAACATTCATTAAAGACTACAATTTACGCGAAATGGCGTTGATCCCTGTTAAGACTAACTCAGTTGATACTGATTTAGCCCCAGGTGAAATAAAGTTTGAGTCTGTGGATCAAATTGTTACTGATCAAATTACAAATATTGAATCAGAATTCTATGATCCCAAGTTGTTATTAAAAATTTACCAGAGCCTATGATCCAGATTAAGAATTTAACTGTAAAGAATTTCATGAGTGTAGGCAATGCTACCCAGGCTATTAACTTTGATCGACGTGATTTAACATTAGTATTAGGCGAAAACTTAGACTTAGGCGGTGATGGCAGTAGAAACGGCACTGGCAAGACTACTATTATTAATGCACTTTCATATGCGTTGTATGGAGTAGCACTTAGTAATATACGGCGAGATAATCTTGTTAACAAAACTAACGGCAAGAATATGATTGTATCACTGGATTTTGTCATCAGTGATCAACAATATCGTATTGAGCGTGGACGTAAGCCTAATTTGCTAAAGTTTTATGTCAATAACAAAGAAACTGAAGCCGAAGATAATGCACAAGGCGATAGTAGAGAAACTCAAACAGCAATCGAAGACATGCTAGGTATGAGTCACGATATGTTTAAACATATTATGGCACTTAACACTTATACCGAACCGTTTTTATCATTAAAAGCCAATGATCAACGTACAATCATTGAACAATTACTGGGCATTACTATGCTTAGTGAACGTGCTGATAAGATTAAAGAGCTAAATCGCACTACAAAAGATGCTATACAAGCAGAAGAATTTAGAATACGTGCCGTACAAGATGCTAATAAAAGGATTTTAGAGCAAATTGAATCGCTAAAACGTAGACAAACACTTTGGACTACTAAAAACACCGACGATATTTCAAAACTTGAAGTAGCATTGGCTTCGCTCCAGGAAATTGATATCGATTTAGAAATACAAGCACACAAAGATCACACAGCATGGGATCAAAAACGTAAAGATATCAATGAGCTAACTACACAAATCAGTAGAGTTAAATTAGATATTAGCAGGGAAGAAAAAATAATCAATCGGCTGTTAGCTGAGATTAAAACGCTTGATAATCATGAGTGCCATTCGTGTGGACAACCGTTCCATGATAGTAAACACAAACAGGTGTTGGAGACAAAACAAAAAGAATTAACAACTTCACAAGTATCAAATAAAGAATACAGTGAGTTGTTGTCGGAATTAGAGTCAATGCAAAAATCGTTGGGAGTTTTAGGTAAACCACCTAAGATGTTTTACGATAAAGAAGAAGACGCCATACAGCATCGTGCTACGATTGCTGGCTTGCAAGCTCAATTAGAAAATAAAAGTACTGAAATTGATCCTTATGCTGAACAGATTACTGAAATGACTGAACAAGCATTAGCAGAGGTTACTTACGATGGGTTAAACGACTTAACACGTTTACAAGAACATCAAGAATTTTTATTAAAATTACTCACCAGTAAGGATAGTTTCATACGCAAGAAGATTATTGAACAAAACTTATCATATCTTAACACAAGACTAACACATTACTTAGATCGTATTGGATTACCACATACTGTTGTATTTCAAAATGATCTTTCGGTTAGTATCGAAGAGCTAGGACGTGAACTTGACTTTGATAATCTGTCAAGAGGCGAGCGTAATCGACTTATTTTAAGTATGGCATGGGCATTTAGAGATGTGTTTGAATCCTTATATACTCCCATCAATGTATTATTCATTGATGAAATGATTGACAACGGGCTTGACACACAAGGTGTGGAATCAGCGTTGGGATTATTAAAACAAATGTCACGTGAGCGACAAAAATCAATTTGGTTAGTAAGTCATAGAGACGAGTTAGCCGGAAGAGTAGAAAATATACTCAAAGTAATCAAGGATGGCGGATTTACCAGTTATAATACAGATGTAGAGGTAGCATAAAAATATGAGCACTATCAAAAAGACACTAACTAGTACATGTCATGGCTTTTTGAAAACACTCATGTTGAAATACTACCGGAAGATTGTGCTGGATTTGTTTATTGCATTACAAACAACATATCCGGCAGAAAATATATCGGAAAAAAACTATCAAAATTTAGTAAAACAACATATAAAATAGTAAAACTTAAGAACGGCACCAAAAAACGTAAGAGAATCAAAAGTAAAGTGGAATCAGACTGGCAACAGTACACCGGCAGCAGCATAGAATTAAATAAAGACATCGAACAGTTAGGCATCGAAAATTTCACTAGGCAAATATTATATTATTGCAACACCAAATCGGAATGCAGTTATATTGAAGCCCGTGAACAATTTAAGCATCGTGTATTAGAAAGTGACGATTACTATAACGGACAAATAGTTTGCCGTATACATGGTAGTCACATCAAAAACAAAATTTAAATCATCTTAGATAGGCATCGACAGACTAAGTTAGGGGAAGCCCGACACTATTAGTCAGAACCAGTGAAACTCTGGGAGGCATCACACTGACAGCGTTTGATCGAGGCTGCTCGATCCCCGTTGAGGATTGGTGAGAAACCCAATTCGGATAGAAGAGGCGCAAGCCTACTCGGGTGTCAAAGGCAAAAGCCAACTTAAGGCAACAAATGGTTTGGGCAACGTGAAAAAGATACGACCCATGCTTATAGGACTTTGATTTATTATGGGGTTACTA